TGCTTCTGTATACGGAGAGCTTAAGGTATTTATAAGTTGTGTAAACTCTTGGACTTCTGCGTCAGTAAGTTTATCTAGTCTAGGAAGCACTTTATCCATAGCTTTATAGACTGGAACATTTGAAGACACTGTACCATCTTTATATTTATACTCTGTATTTCCCTTATCTTTATAGTATTCATATGACCGTAGTATGTTACTACCCACATAGTCTTCTCTGTCAAACTCTCTATAATCTTTTAATGCCTTTAGATCTTCTTTTCTATCTTCTTCAATTATTGGCTTCATTATATCATAGTATCGATCTCCCTCAAAACTTTTCAGAGTTTCAGCAGTATTATCCTCAATGTTTTTAAGATCTGATTTTTTTACCAGTTTATTATCATATTCAACATAGTCATCCAGTTTATCTGGGGAAACTTGAGGAATATATCTATAAGAATCTTTTACTACATCAAGATTTTTAAAAGCGTCAAAAGTTCTTTTAGATATTACTGACTCGTCATCAATACCTGTAGGTTGAGTAAGAGTCTCAATAGTTTTTGCCTTATAACCACCTGTTTTGTAAGCTGGCGTCTCTATAACTGTACCACGCTTTGGTCCTGTTGGTAAATCTTTAATACCTGGTGGTACGTTCTGATACGATTGTACTAAGTGCCCTTGCTCATCTACCTTAGAGATATTGATAGGCACTCTCATACCTTCGGTATTAAATGATGTATTAGCTGGTACGTCTGGAAAAACCATGCTAGCATCTATGTTACCCATAGCTTGCTGCTCACGTAAACCTACTTGTTGTTCTTGTGGAGTTTGTGCAACTAGCATATTCTGTTGCTTAGCCTGTGCTTCTGCTTGTAACATCTCTGGTACATTAGCACCCTGGTTAGCCATTTGATACAAGTCTAGTATGCTACCTTCAAATCCAGTAGCTTTAGCCGTGTCTAATATTTCTCTACGCAGTTGATTATTCAGCATTGCCTTCCCTTGCTATCTGATTTTTCTCGTTGTCATTGTTTGTTTTAGCGTCAAGCTCTTTCTCTCTAATATCTAACTCGCGCTGTTTGTTTTCAAAGTCTTGCATCAACTTCTGCATGTTAAAGCTATCTAGCTCTGGATTCTTTCTAGCCTCTGCGTTTATTAATGCTACTTCAATGTCTAACTGTCTATCCTTCTCTTTATCTATAGCAGCTCTTTCCATCTCTTGTTGTTGCATTTGCATTTGCTGTTGAGCTTGTTGTTGCTGTGCTTGTTGTTGTGCCTGCTCTAATTCTTCTGCAGCCTTCTCTGCTGCTTTAAGTTTACCTTTTATCTGACTAAAGTTTTCTGATTCAAACATCTCAGCTACCATAGATGCCTTAGTACCATTCTGTATCATAGCTTGTGCTAAGCCTTTGATCTGATCCAATCGTTGTTGATCTTTACCAGCATCAGATACAAAGATACCATAGTTAGACTCCATGTGTTGTAGTGTATCAAGATCTAAAAAGTCTGTAGTACCGTCAGGCATTACAAACATACCTTGCTTACCAGTAAGCCATGCTTCTTTAGAATAGTCAAGTAGTGCTTGTAAGTCTCTTTGTTCTAGCCTAGCAAACTTACGGAATAAATCTTCTGTAATGTGCGACGATTGTAGAATAGCTTGTTGTGAACTAGCCTTACCTTCATATGCACCAATCGTACCTTGTCTTTGCCTAGACACACCAGATATTTTTTCCCATTCATTTAGTATAGATTCTAATAGTGTGATGTATTGTGATATAGTCTTGATTGACATATCTAATACTGATTGATGCTGTGGATTAAGTTGTATACCTTCTTTGTTATAGTCTACCCATGCAATACCTGTACCTTCTACATAGTACATAAACTTATCCATATCCCACTTCTTAGGTATCATGTTGATGTCAAACTGTGAAATAATATCTTTACTTCTAGCTATTGCTAGCTCCATTCTATATTTAAAGATATTGTAGTTTAACTGATAAGGTATACCAAGTGATACTAGTGATATATTGTCAGCATTTATATCAGAGTATTTTCTACCATTAATAGGCAGTTTACATGTTGATGAATTGTCAATAGATATTCTTTGATTAGCTACAGGGTTAATGTTTATGTAGAATCTACCGTCAATACGTGTACCTTCCCATACTTCGTTTACCCATAGGTATGTAACCTTAGCGCCTGCCTCTTTCATTTCTTTAGGCATTCTAAAAGTTTCATCAACCTCCATCTCTTCTATAGCCCCAGTCTCTGGGTCTGGATATTCTAAGAAGCCTATTCTTTTTCTTGACTTCCAATACACAGTAACTACTTCTATCAATCTGTTTCTGTATGTATTTGGATCAGAACCAGCTCTTGCTCGTCTGTATAGTAGATATGACTCAGGGTCTGACTGTCTTGGTTCTTCTAACTCTAGCACCTGCTCTTCTGTCAATGACTCGTAGAACGAATCAATAACAGATGATGCATGTACATACTTGCGAACCAAAGCCCAGTCACCATCTTCTACAAACTCTATGTCTGGATCTTTGTCATAATCAATGTCAATAGGATTAAGAACTTCATAGAAAGGTTCTTTATTTCTTACACCTCTGTGAGTATATACCTCACCAGATACTAGGAAGTGAAACCATGCTTTTTGTAATTTATCATACACCTCTTGCGACTGCATAATGTATGTTATAGCATGTTGTCCTTTGATAGCTCTGTTATCTACATAGCTGTTTTCAAACTGATCAGCTATCTCTTTAGGCATAGGAATGTCATCTGGAGATTCTAAATTTTGTAATATCTCTGGGTTAGTTTGTGCTAAAGCTTTTATAAATCTTTGTTGTAAGTTCTGATATATAGCTTGTTGTTTTGCACTTTCCTTTTGACTTACTGCATCTCCATTCTGTACGGTAACGGTGTAATTCAGAGGTCGTTTAGACTTTTCACCCAAGAGAAGATCAATAATAGGTTTGATAATAGGATAGTTACGCATTTTAGAGGGGAAGTTTGTACGGGACTTGCCGTAGGGTTGTGTAACGTAACGATAGTCATCCTCATAAATTACACCGTTGTAATAGTCATACAAGCGTTTGAGATCATCCTTTCTTTCGTTGACCCCATATTGAGATAGCTCTATGTAGGCTTCTACACAGCTTTCTCTCCACTTTTTATTTTTCTTTGATAAAGGCAGCTTTTGCTGCGGTATTTTGTCTCCCCCTAGATACATATCTTGCAAAATTAATTAAATTAATACCTTGTTCTACTGCATATACATCTTTTATATATACTATTATAAATATAACACTAGTAGTAATTCTTATCAAACCATTCGTTTGATGAATTATCTTCTATTATCTCTTTTACTTCAGCATTGTAAAGTTCCCTAGTGTGGTACATACCTATCATTAGTGCCATCACTCGGTCAAAGTTACCCCTGTGGTTAAACTTTATAAGCTCTTGTAGTAAAGCTAGATCGTATATCTTGTGTAAGTTAAGAGTTATAGTGTCACCGTCATCAGATCTTACAGCATTCAACCAGTCTCGTATATACAACTCACCCTGTCTTTTCCTAGCTTCTGTAGTGTGCATACCATAGTTACGTTTTACATTTCTAGATCTTAGTTCTTTCTTATCTAACATCTCAAACTCTTCTTGTAATCTGTGCAACTTTCTATGTTGTCTAGCGTATTGTATTACAGCACCGCGATCATTCTCAAAGCCAATCTTTGCATTGTAATAATCTGCTAGCATAAATAAATTTTTGTTATATTCGTCCTGCGTGTGTGGCCTACCTACATAGCTAGCAACAATTAAATCATCAGGCTTTGATATATTATTTATTCTCTTTATCACATACGCAGCACCAAGAGAGCTGGAGTCTGCTGATTGGTTTTGTCCATACGGGTCATGGCACACTACATATAGGTTATGTGGAGTTTGTCCCTCCTGGTTTCTATAAGGACCTTCGTAGAGAACAATGGCTCCTTCCAGATTATCTTCTTTACGATGTGGAAATCGAAGGATGGGCCTAGCATCACCGTCAGGCTCAAACTTTATCTTATTATCTTTACCATAGTACAATCTACCAGCTGTACCTATAGCATGTAGCTTGTTAGCTTTTACTTTATTGTATTGTTCTTGTAGTGATGATATGTCAAATAGATTTGATGACACTTGTAGTGTAGCTTCACTAGGACATAGTGGGTGTTCAGCTATATACTGATCATACGCTTTTGGATCATTAGTACCTTTCTTTTTATTTCTATTGTCTTGCTCAAAATCTGTAGCTTCTTCTATCTTAGAGTTACCGTCATCATCAATAAATCCTTCTAAGTTCTCAAATATTGGTACAAAGTATCCGCACTCTGTACCCATAGCACCATCATCCCATTCGTTTGCAAAAGATAAACAGTCATATGACTCTGGATTGTAGAATAGTTCTTCCATACCTGCAAAGTCTACACCCTGTGTACCGCCTGTACCAAAAGCAATCATAGTACCTAGTGTCTTACTACCTTGACGCATAGTTGGCATAGCTACTTCCCAAGCTTTTAGTAGTCCTGGGAACGATCCTGCCTCTTCAAAAAAGATAAGTTCACCTGCTTTACCACGGACTTTGTCTGGATCGTCTTTCAATGACACACCTATGATCTGTGATTTCATACCCATCTCTACAAGTGCACCATTTACATTCTTCTTGTACCCAGATTGCTTGTGCATCTCTCTATCTCGTAGTCTTGGTTGTGTCCATGCTGTATTATCATCTACAAATGACATAATATCCCAAGCTTTGGACAATAATCCGTCCCCAATCAGGTATTCTTTCTGCCCTGCAAAAACATAGTTCTTACTATTACGCACATGAAAGTAATTACGTACAAGCATAGCAGCAGCTTTATAAGAAAATCCTTTACGACGTGCTTTTAACACCGTCATATGCTTGTTTTCTTTCCTACATCTGTCTACTGATGTAAAATATTTCCAATCTCCGTCGTAAAATGCTGGGAATGTACGCTCTCTTCGAGCTATAACTGTGCCGTCTGGTAGTTCTTCATCAACAGATCTGTCGATAGGGCAATAATTTAAATAGAAATAGTGATTGCCTGTAATAGTTATACCATTGTGTGTATATCCATACAAACATCGTTGTCTTTCTTCGTCCCAATATTCAAAGTAAGGCTTAGTGCCAGGTAGTGCGTCTGTGTAATAACCGTTCTTTAGGTATCTGCTAGCTGCTGGAGCTAGTCCTTTGGTTCCTTTAAAAACTTTACTTTTATGTTCTGTAACTCCTGACATTTTTCGTATTCTTCTATGCTTATAAAATGATCTATCAGTAGATCTAGTGTAGCTTCATCTCGACCATCACCCTGTATTGGATCAAACGGTAAATAGAACTCACTGACCTTACCAGTTAAGTCAGCTTCTTCAAATATATCATCAAGAGTTATTCTTTTTGTGACGAAGTTATATGCATTGTCCATTGCTGCATTGTAATCTTCTATGTCATCTAAAAAATCCATCTCTCAAATCTACGAACTATATTTGTTAACTACAACTCCTCCGCGTGTATTTGTATTTATTTGTTCTTGTTTAGCTACTTGCTCCTCTAGTTTTGATAATCCATCTACTACGTCTCCCATCTTAGATAAGTTAGCAACTAAATCTTTGGCATGGAATATTGGTCTACCATTATCATCCATAAGAGTAAGATCTACAGTTTCAAAATACTTCTGTAGTTTTATAACAGATGATCTAGCTGCATTTAGTAATTTTACTGCAGATGTTTCTTTGAGTTTTCTATATGTGCTACAAGCTGTTTGTACTTTTGTAGATACTTTGTAATCTTTCCCATATACTCCTAATGCAACCTCATTATGTCTAGCTTCTAAGTCATATACTGCGTATGGAGATCTATGATCACACATAAAGTAAACATATGCAAGTTGTTTAGAATCTAAGTCCTTAAATTCTATAATGCTTAGTGCATATGGTGAAGGCACTGCTACGTTATCAACTATCTCCAGTAGTTCCATTTAATATATCTCTTCTTTCTTTCTTTGAGTAGAATCTACCAAAATATGGTAGCCTTACACTATCAAACTTACCGCTTGACATAATCTTTGTTACATACTTAAACTGACTGTTTACAATCTTCTCTACCTTTTCTAAAGGTAAGTTATACTTAGTTGCCAGAGTTTGTATTATCTCCTTTTTTGACTTCGCCATTGTCTTGTGCCTTCCATTTGTTTATAGGGCATGTGGTTGTTTTCCATTTTGCTTTGTGTTCTATTAAACATCCACACTTACCACATCTCATTCTCTCCCTTATTATATGCTCACAACTATTACAGTCAGATAATCTAGCTTTATAATCTTCAGGGCTCACATTCGGAGCTCCTTCAGAAATATACTTAGTAAGATCTTTACTAAAACTCTTAGTCATTTGCCAAATACTAGGCAGCTTGTCTTTACTCATTCCAGTTAATATTTACTTCTACTTTCTTAGTGCTTAAATCTAACAGTCTGTTTAGTATATAGTTTTTGCCTTCTTTACGTATAGCTCTTTTGTCTTTCATCTTCTTTACGTAGTTGTTCAGGGTGTTAAAGTCTACTAATCCTAGAGTTTTTGCAGCTGCCTTCTTAACTTTAGCAGAGCATATGTTAGGATCTTCAAGTATATTAGCAGAATCCACAAGTGTTGCTAAAACTCGTACTTCTGTAGTAGTAAGATTAAACACGCCATTCCAAAACTGTAAATATTTTAGTGTAGAGTTTACGTTAATCGTTATCTTCTGTTCCATTCGCTTCTTCTTTTTCTTTTAGGTATGCAGCAAGTATGGCTTCATACTGCTGTATCTGTAACTTTTGGTTTTCTAAAAGCTCATACACTTCATATGCAACCTTCATAGGTTTGTTATCTATGTATATTCTTCTTTTATTCTTCTTCTTTTCCGCTTTCATCTTGTACTGTAACTATCAAAGTATATTCATGGTCCCCTATTAGAACCTGTATATCCCATGTACAATTAATATTCTTCTCTGACCACATTTCTAATTTTCTTTCAAATTCATCGTACAGTGCAAACAACTCTTCCCAGCTACTCGTCTGAAATTTTGTTTTGATCATCCTTAAACTGTATTGTTGCTCTATCGTTTTCTACCACAATAGTAGCAGTTTTAG